CTTGCGGGGTCGCCGCCGCCTGTGTCATCACTGTAGTGTCCTGCATAAGTAAGCTCTCGCTTCAAGAAATCAAGAGCTCGATAGACATATGGCGTCAAGTCGAGCTTCGGATCCGCAAGCATTGGACGATCAGGTGCCTGCGGGTGTGGGACCTGACGCATGTTTTCAATTAGCGTCAGGAATGTGCCAATACTTTGTTGTGTGGCCTGTGCCATCCTGAATGGATAGCCACTGAGCATTGCGCTTCTCTCTTCGTCAGTTTTGTCTGGGAAAAGATAACGGAGAGCTTCGATGGAATTAACACCGAGCTCCTGTAAGTTACGAACAACAATACTTGAGTTAAGTATATCCTCTGTGCCATCCTCGAAGACTGGACCCTTCCATCTCCACTCAACCTTCCTGTCTCCATCAGGTATAAGCCCTACAACTCCAGTCGGCAGTGATCTTGATTGGACTGCTTGTCCAATACTTTCTTCCAACGTGCCTTCAAATTGCTGAAGGATGCCGTTGAAATCCTTTACCGCTTGCTCAAAAGTAGCTTCGTCAGGGTATTGCTCACGTAAAGGCGCAGGAGGTCTCACGAGCCCAGCTACAGCAGCGAAGGATTCACGAAAGATCTTTTCTTCGTTGTAGATAATTAGGCTAAAAAGCTTGCACAAGCCATAAGTCAAAAGACCCCTGCATCTTCGGCTAGCCGTAGTCGCCGCACGTCCATAAAGAGACTTGATCTCATAAGCAGTAGCGCCTGCCGTAATACCAAGCTCGTCGACACCGCCTAGGGCAGTTCTGATCTCTTCACGATATTGACGAGCGTATAAGTTCTGATCGCCTGAAACCGCATCAGGAGTTAAGTAAACAGCTCTATCAGTTGCCTCTACATTGGCAATAATCCGTGGAACTTTCATTCCGCCGCCAGCACTCCCGCCGAGGGGCGAACTTACTCGCGTCGATGGGCGATTAGCGGAATAGAAACCAGCCTGGGAGCTGATGGTTGGACGGATACCATCCTGCTCACCACTCTCAACCAAGTCTTGTTTGGGCCGACTGGAAACCAGTGTCGGATTACCAAAGAAGTGAATATTGGTTCTAATGTTTTTAACTAGATCGTCGTGCGTCACGATCTGCTCGGCAAGCCAGTCAAACTCACCCGTAGCGTCCATCCCAGTGGATCGCATATTGTTAAAGGACTCAACTGCTGGCACAAAGCCAAGACTGTTAGTCAAGGTCCTGGTTTTATTGATAGCGAACGACAGCGATTCAGCACCTGAATCGAACGACGGCTTTTCGGTCGTAATCGTTTCCTTGATCTCGTCCTTACGGACTCTCAGTTTTACGTATCGAACTGATCCCTGCTGATCGCTTGCTGCGATCGGTGCATTCATCGACTCTCGAACATTGAAGGAATAGATCAAGTCCACTTCTTCAAGCTGACCGATCGAATCGTAGTAAGCACGGTAGTTTTCCGCGCTAAACCACATAATCCGATAGGTGTCTCTTACCGGGCGGAAATAAAAGAGGCCTTTACCATCGATTAAAAAATCATCACAAATACCCTCTAAACGAGTATCGATTTCATTCTCTTCAATCAACTGAGTAACGAATGACTTTCTAAAGCCAAACGTATCCTGCGCTGGAAAGAACTCCAGGCCTTGTCTCAGCATGAACAGTTTCATCTGTGAAAGATGACTGTTCACGATCATCGTGTCAGTATTTGATCCTCCGTCTTTTTTTCTCGCGGCTTCGAGAATGCGACGGAAACGGTCTTGAGATGCGCTCATAGTTCTATTTTAGTTCCACTCGATTTGCGCTTTACCGCGACGCATAAGGCCTTGTACCACGATATTCAATGAGTCCGCACAGTCGTCGTGAGGCGAGTGTCCGAAGTTAACGATCTCATCAACCATGCAGCTAAAATCTCTGTATTTATTGAAAATAATTTTTTTATGTTCGAACAATCCCATAATTCCCCGCAACCTAGCGAGTTTGTCCCCACGGAAACCCTTTACCGCGCTAATGGAGAGGTTGTAGAGCTGCCAATCGTTGAAGAGAATCCTCTTCATATCGCCCTCAAACGATTTTTGATAGGCGACAACTTCTGGGAAGATGGTGACGGGTGACATCGATTTGAAGTATTGGCCTTCATCATTGACTTCTAGAAGGTTCCACTCGACTAGCAACTCGCAGAGGGCTTCAATCTTGTCGATATTGCCCATCGACCTCATACGCCTGTAATCAATGATGTAGACCTTGTCGTCAACCCTTCCAGCAAGAGTGAATACAGTCCAATCGTTCCTCTCAGTCATTCCAGCCGAGAGATCGATACCCACGCCGATGCTGTCGTATTCATCGGGCACTTCTCCCTTCACAAACAGCTCAGGAGAGATGCCTAACTCTTTAGAGCGAACGGGTTGATTCAGATACTGATATGAAAAGGCAACACGGTCATCCATCTGCAATTTCAGCAGATACTTGGCCGACCACATGTCAGGCCAGTACGACTTGGGCCGTCCATCATCGTCATAATGCAGCGCAGACTGGGTAATGCACTTCCAGCCCTTCTTTTCAGTGAAGATCGTTGCGAACAAATCATCGAAGTGAAACCTCGTACCCAAAGCAATCGCACGAGCGCCCTGAAACATGGTGGGGACAATCACGTTTGTCCAGTTCGTCTCCATCTCGCGCCGAATATCTGGGTTGGCAATGCTTGCCGCACTCTTGATCGCGTCATCCACGACGATCAGGCTTGAACGCTTGGAAGTAATTGTTCCTTTTAGTCCGGCGCAGGCGACAGTGAAAGCATCCTCCCCTCGGACATCAATCTCTGCGAAATCCCAGTCAATACTCCAGAGTTCATCTGAAGTACGCATTTTTGATAGTCGTACACAGGGAAACACCTCCTGGTACTCCTTAGAGCAAATAAGATTCTTGATTGCCGCGCTTTTATTTCTCGCAACGTCGACGTTGTATGAGACATAAAGAATTCGCAGCAACGTACTCTGCATTGCGTGCCTTCCGATCAGCCAGCCAAGTAGTAGGCCCAGGACCGTGGACTTCGCACTACCCCTTGGACTCAGCAAACATGTGTTTGGCCCAGCAATGTCCAGCAGGTGTTCATTGCTTTTACCAGTTAAGAAAACCTTATGCCACTCGCGCATATGGCGAGCAGGTTTCTTGCCCATTAATTCGCAGAAATAAGCAAAGTTATCCCTGGCTTTCATGATGTGATCGGGTACTTCTACCTCGACCTGTTTTCTCACAATTGCCTTAGCAGCCTGCTTTGCAGACCGCATCTTGGCTTGGGCGATTGAGCTTCCTGCCATAAAAACAATCTACCCAGTTTTCACTATTGGCCCCCTAGAGAAGGCTCGAAATAAGTATCAGAAAAATTTTGGCCCTGATTACTTCTCTTCGCTCAAATCAGCCCAGATAGATTCGAATGCCAGCTCGAGAGCCGGTAGCAATTCATCCGAGCTTTTGAAGATCACACGCAAGTCACGCATAACCTTGTCGGCTCCTGACATGACTAAACCCCTGCGGTCAAGGCTCTTTGTCAGCTTGTCGACGTCCATGACATGGCCACGCAACTCTTTTGACAAGTGAGCAATCCGGGTGGCAGCTGCGTCCGCCTTGATCAAGTCTGCTTGAACTTGTTGCCTCAAGAAATCGATATCTCCTTCTAGCTTGACAATTTCGGCAAGCATGATCTCTCGACGGTTCAGCTTTGGATAAGCCTTCTTAAGCCATTTCTCAAGCGCAGGGAAACTGCCCTCGTATCCGATCACACCCGCGTAGAGCCAAATTTCATAGACCGAATACGTATTCTCGGCATACGCAAGAAAACCCTCGCGGTGATTGTTGTCTAGGGCAACTAGAAAATCTTGAATCTGTTCTTCGCTTGTCCTAGGCATTAACCAAAGAATCGTGAGCCAAGAGACCTGATTGCACCACGAGCGTCAGCTCTCATACCGCGCTCTTCGGTATAACGCTTGCCGATGTTGAGCCTTTCTTCTGCGCCTGCAGTGCGAAGACTCTTCCGATCCTCGGAACCTTTAACCCCAAGAGATAGGCGATCTTGTGTGCCCTGTGCTCCAATATTAAGCCTCTGCTGAGTTCCGGTAGCGCCAATATTCATACGATCCTGTGCACCCTGAGCGCCAATATTCATACGCTGCTGGCTGCCGGTTTCACGAAGACCCATTCGCTGCTGCTCTCCCTGAGCACCAATCAAGTCCCTAGCAATTCTTCCTTCGTTCCCCATAATTCTCAGCGTATTGGCAGTCCGGTTTTCTTCTAATCCTTGCTGGATATTCGCCAGATGACTGGACATGGAAGTGCTGTACTGCAAGGCGCTACCCGTGGCCATCTGGTCACGAAAGCTGTCAATCATCGAGCCGGACACCATGCCGCCGATGACCTCGTTGTCCTCGTACTTATTGCCAAGGTCTACAAGATTGCTTAATCCCTGGTCAAAGAGAAGCCCACCCTGAGTGCTTGGAGCGTAGTTGGCGTATGAAGACATAACTAATTACCCGAAAGCGATTGCCGCACCCAGTGCAAGCTTAGTAAGCAAATCCTGCGTCATCCCACGTTTTCGTAATTCGCGATCGGCAGCATTTTCAGTGGCATTGAAGTTATAGGCCTTGTCAACATTCGTAGATCTTTCACCAATCTGCTCTCTCAGTATGTCCGCTGATGGCTCTATCAGTCTCAAAGAGTTATCCGTTAGGTTGTTTCTCTGAGCTGCTTTAGCTTCGGTAGCAATTTCCTGCGCCCCTCTTGCATAATCATTGGTCAGCCTATTCGCCCCTCCCTGAAATTCAAGAGTTGCTTCGTTTCGCCCTCTCAAAAAATCAAGAGCGTCTTTATTACTAGCTTCGGTAATCGTGCCGAATGCTTCAGACTTAGCGCTATCAGTTAGTTGCTGTAAACCTTCTGCCAAACTTCTGGTAAGTTCTTCCTGCTGCTGATTACGATCGCTCTTAGTGACATACCCCATGTCACTAATCATCTTCTCAAATGCTGCTAAGCTATTTTTTACCATTTTTAGTTGCCTGCCTTAGGAGTTGCGTAATACTTAAGTAAGGGGTTTGCCGACAATTCGGGTACTCTCAGTGTAGCCGCTGCAGGCATCTCGGGAGCCTTAACGACGGCAGCAGTGCTAGGTCTTTTACTTGCAGTACCAGTAACTAAAATCTCTGCTACAGCATCTTTGACCGCACCTTTAAGTGTCGGCATGAGTGATGCCATAAGATTATTGTCTTTAGCAATTTCTTGATCTGATCTGTTATTGATGCCAGCAAGGCCACCTAAAGCATCATCGG